TTAGGGTCGCATGGCATCTCAAGTAAAAATTAAAAATTCCTCGGTTGGTGGAAAGGTACCTCTTTCTACTGATTTAGTCTATGGCGAATTAGCTATAAACTATTCCGATGAAAAACTTTACTTTAAGAATTCCTCGAATGCTATCAAATCATTCGCAGTCTACGACCCAGCAAACGTATCTATCACTGGCGGTTCTGCCACACTCACTTCCTTAAATATCACCGGAAACACTACTTTGGGTGATGGTTTGTCTGATGTTATTACTTTAAATGGTAAAATAGCAGCTGGAGGTATCACATTTGCCGATGGAACTACTCAAACTACAGCAGCAACCGGTGGAAGTACAAACGTAGCGGTAGTTATTGCTTTAAGCTAACGGTATAAATAGTAAATAAAGAGATAAATATGAGTTCATCAAGACCTGCATCCCGCCAAGAATTATTAGAATATTGCTTACGCAAGAATGGCGCCCCTGTGGTAGAAATTAACATCGATGAAGATCAGATGGAAGATCGCCTAGACGATGCGCTACAATTCTATCAAGAATATCACTTTGATGCTACACAAAGAATGTATTTAAAGCATAAGATTACATCTTCTACATTAACCCTGGTTTCAGGAAATGCTAATGTATTTGAAGATGGAGAAACTCTTGTTGGCCAGACTTCTGGCGCTACTATCGACGTTATTACTTTAAATTCAACTGGAAATATACTACACTGTAAAAATTATCACACTGAAAATGCGCCTGGTGGAAGTTTTATTGGAGGAGAAACTCTTGTTGGATCTCGCACTGGCAGTAGCTGTATATTGGCTTCTAGTAATTTCCTTACTCTTGGGGACATTGATCTTGGATATTTGCAGTTAGACGACTCTATTACTGGAGTTATTCGTCTGGTTCCATTTACCGATACTAAAGCCCAAAACATTAATATGTTTGATGTTAGATATCAATTACGTTTAAATGACTTATTTGACTTATATTCAACATCAGTTGTTTATTATACGCAGGTTCAACAACATTTAACATTATTAAATCAGATGCTAGTTGGAGAAAAGCCAATTCGATTTAATAAGCATATGAATCGTCTATATATCGATATGGATTGGCTCAACTATGTTAAACCTGAGCAGTATATTTTAGTTGAATGCTATAAGATTATTGACCCATCACTATTTACTGATGTATATAACGATCAGTTTTTAAAGCGTTATTTGGCTGCTCTAATTAAGCGCCAATGGGGAACTAATATGAAGAAGTTCGATAAGGTAGAGCTTCCAGGTGGGGTAATTCTAAATGGTGGTCAAATTTATTTAGAAGCCGATAACGAAATTAAAGAGCTTGAGGATGAGATGCAGAACAAGTATCAACTACCTCCAGCCATGATGTTGGGATAAATTTTGGCAGTCAATCCCTACTTTCAGAACGGTCGTTCTATAGGTTCTACTGGTGAGCAAAGACTTACCGAAGAGCTTATTATGGAGTGTATCAAAATCTACGGATTTGATACGTGGTATCTCCCGAGGACTCTAGTTAAAGATGACCAGTTATTTTTAGAAGATACCCTATCTAAATTTCAGCAATCGTATTCTATTGAAGCCTACTTAGAAAGTAATACTGGCTTTGAAGGGAATGATATTCTGTCTAAGTTTGGTATCCAGATGAATGATTCTGGAACCTTTGTTATTGCAAAAAGAAGATGGGAAGAAGCTGTTGGAAGAAGCCCAAATTTAATGCTTCCCGATCGCCCATCTGAAGGTGATTTAATTTACTTCCCAATTACTAATTCTTACTTTGAAATTAAAAAAGTTAACGTATTTAATCCTTTTTATCAATTAGGTAAGCTATACGTTTATAAATTAGAAGTTGAACTATTTCAATATAGCTCAGAGCGAATTGAAACTGGTACTAATATTGATGATATTGGAAATATCTTTGGTTCGTTAGATCTTTTAAATAATCAATTGTTACTTGAGACTGGTGATGTTATGTTAGCTGAAGAAGGTACAGGCTCCTTTATTGAAGAAGAACATACTTTAAAATCAGTTGATATTCAGTCTGATAATGAGTACTTTGAGACTAAAAACAACGATATTTTAGATTTCTCGATTACCAATCCATTTGGAGATATCGTTAGATAATGTTTAATTTGACAGATTCATCTTTTTCTCAATTCTATACATATATTTTAATAGATCCAGATACTTTGGATCCGTTTTATATAGGAAAAGGAAAAGATAATAGAGCAGAAAAACATATACAAGATAAAAGACCTTCTTTAAAGTCAGATAGAATACAGCAGATTAAAGAAAAAGGCTATTTAAATTATATTATTGAATATTTTATTAAAGATGTTGACGAAGAAACTGCATTTTATTTTGAAAAAGAACTAATAAAAAAGTATGGTAGGTTAGATTTAAATACTGGAATACTCTGTAATATGACTGACGGAGGAGAGGGTGGCAATATAACCTCTGGTAAAAAGTCTATTAGCAATGAGGAATTGCAAATATGTATAAGGGTAAACCCAAGTGAAATAGATTCCTATATTAATCTGGGTTGGAAATTAGGAATGCTAGAAAAATATAATGCACCAAGAAGAAAAAAACTTAATGTTGTTTGGTCGCATCACCCAGTAACTAAGGTTGAAGTGAAAAAAGAGCATGTTCCTTCTGGTTATATTCTCGGTAGATCTCCAAGTGTACACAAGAAAGGTGCGGCAAAAAGATTAGGAGAAAAACAGTCTCCTGAATGGATTGAAAATAGAGTATCAAAATGTAGGGGTAGGAAAAAACCAGGAACTGCGAAGGCCCTATTAAATACGATATGGTTACATAAAAATAATAAATGTGTTCGGGTGAAAACAGAGAATAAAGAAGAATATTTAATATCCGGTTGGCAACTAGGTAGACCATTTTTCTCTAGAAATAAGGGGAAATAAAATTTTTAATAATCAGAAATTTTATCATCAGACGACACGAAAGCTAATTATCGCTTTTGGATCGATGTTTAATAACATTATGATCGATCGCAAAGATGATGCCGGTAACCTAATTCAAACATTAAAGGTTCCACTTTCCTATGGTCCAAAGCAAAAGTACTTAGCTCGTATTCAAGCACAACCTGATTTAGAAAACCGTCAGTTTGAAATGTCATTGCCTAGAATGGCTTTTGATATAACTGGTTTTAAATATGATCCATCTCGTAAATATCCTCCATTAAATCAAACAATGGCTGGAAAAGGATTAACGGCTGATACTCAATATAGTCCAGTTCCTTATGATGTTTCTATTAATTTATATGTAATGACTAAGAATCAGGATGATGGTCTACAAATTGTAGAGCAGATCTTTCCATTCTTTAATCCGGTATATAATTTAAATATTAACGATATTCCAGAGCTTGGAATTAAAAGAGCAGTTCCAGTAGCTTTAGATAACGTTCAATTTGATGATATCTACGAAGGTGACTTTTCGGCGCGCCGTGTAATTGTTTGGACATTAAGCTTTAACTTAAAAATTAATTTCTCTGGTCCAATTTCTAGCAAATCTGTTATTAAATCTGCTACATCGAATATTCATGGTACTATGGATACATCAGTTACTACTGGTGAAGCTATCACTATTACTGTTAACCCAATTACCGCTAATAAAGATGATAATTGGACATTTATTACTGAGTTTGATAATATACCATGAAATCCCACGAAGAACTAAATAAAGTATTTGGAATAGTTCCTACTGAAGTGGTAGAGATTAAATCCGATATTATTAAAGATCCTATTCCTGAATCTGAAGGTGAAAAAGATATTCAGAGTGACTATGATCTAGCTCGGAATACCTTACGTAATCTCATTGAAAAGGGCGAAGAAGCCTTAGATGATATGATGGCTGTTGCCAAGGGTTCTGAATCACCAAGAGCATTCGAAGTAACGTCTACTTTAGTAAATACTATAGCTGGGGCTGCTAAAGATCTCATGTCTTTACAGAAGACTATGAAAGAGATTAAGAAACCAGCAGCTGGTGAAGAAGCTCCTAAAAATATCACTAATAACCATATTGTATTTCAAGGTTCTACTAAAGACTTGATTAGACAAGTTATGGATGTTAAGTCAGATAAGAATAAAACAATAGATATATAATGGATTTTTTGAGACCTTTTAGAGGTAACCCTAACCTTAAACGGGTTGGTGAAGTTATTGACTTTGAAGCCTGGCATATTGAGGAAATATCTAAGTGCGCGCAAGATCCTATCTATTTTATTGAACACTATTGTAAAATTATCTCTCTCGATCGAGGTGAGATTCTCTTTAAACTCTACGATTGCCAAAAACGAAAAGTTAGTCAGATTCTAGACGATAGATTCGTATTAGATATGGAAAGCCGTCAGTCTGGAAAGACACAAACGGCAGCTGCCTGTATTCTCTGGTACACAGTTTTTAACGATATGAAAAACGTGGCTATTTTAGCCAATAAAGCGGCTGCTGCTCGTGAAGTATTAGCTCGTGTACGTTTTATGTATGAGAGAATGCCTAAATGGCTACAACATGGCGTTGTTACCTGGAATAAAGGTGATATTGAGCTTGAAAACGGTTCTAAAATCTTTACTGCAGCAACATCAGCTTCTGCCGTGACTGGCCGTTCTTGTTCATGGGTATATGTGGATGAGGCCGCTTTGGTTCCAAATAATCTAGCCGAAGAGTTCTTTACATCAGCTTGGCCTACAATTTCTTCCGGTAAAACTACTAAGTTCTTGATGTCAACCACACCTCGTGGTTACAACTTCTTTTGGAAGTTCTGGAATGATTCTGAACAAGGTTTAAACGACTTTACCCGTGTTCTTATTACCTGGGATGAAATTCCAGGACGAGATGAAAAGTGGTTGGCTGAACAGAAGTCTATTCTTGGTGAACTTAAGTTTAATCAAGAAGTATTGTGCGCATTCTTAGGTTCTTCTGGAACTCTAATTAACGCCGATAAAATTGCCCAATTATCCCCAATTCAACCACTATTTTCTAAAGATGGTCTAGACGTATTAGAGTATCCATTCCGTGGTGATAAAGAAGCCAAACAGCCAGCTCATATCTATATGATGACTGTAGACGTTTCTAGAGGTATTGGAGGTGACTATTCAGCATTTACTGTGGTTGATATTACTCAATCACCCTATAAAATAGTTGCTAAATATAGAAACAATCACGTATCTGATCTGTTATATCCAAATATTATCCACAAAGTAGCTACCGACTATAATCATGCTTACGTTTTGGTGGAAATCAAGGAAAACGGTCAGCACGTGGCTGATATTCTTACTAATGAATTAGAATACGATAACGTGATGTATGTAACCCGGGGTCAAGGTGGTCAGCATATTACTCCAGGTTTTGGTGGAAGAACAGCATCAGTTCAAACCGGTGTTATGACATCAGCTCAAGTTAAACGTATTGGATGTTCAACACTAAAAACATTAGTTGAAGAATCTAAACTACTCATTAACGATGTAGATATTATATCAGAAATTTCAACCTTTATTGAAACTAAAGGATCATTTGCCGCTGATGAAGGATATCACGATGACTTAGTGATGACTTTAGTGTTATTCAGTTGGGCATCAACATCCCCGTATTTTAAAGATCTCACCAACGTTAATATGCGTGAGAAGATATTCCAATCGAGAATGGATGAAATATCTAACTCGATGACACCATTTGGCTTCATTAGAACTGCTGCGGATGATGAGCAAAACAAACTAAAAGATTCTGCTGGTAATGAGTGGTATTATGGAGAGGCTAAAGAAATGATAGATCAAATTGGCTGGCTACTTAAATAATTTACATTTGCTGCCATGCCATTGAGTGTAGTTGGATGGACTAAATGTTTTATTACAGTATTCACAGGTTTTATGATTTTTTTTGATCCACTCTGGATCATTCATTGTTTCAGCTCTTTTTCTAAATGATTCTTTACCTGTAGATTCTTTCCATTCTTGACTGTTTTTAGTTTTTGACATTTTTTCGACTCCACTCTTTCCGATAGTGTCTAACCACCCCGGATCATTAACTGTATTTGACCTATTTTTACGTCGTTGCTCTCCTACTGTAGCTTTCCACTCTGGGTCATTATAGGTCTCTACTCGTTTATTTGATGCCTCCCTACCAGTTGTAGCTACCCACTCTAGATCATTCATTGTTTCAGAGGTTTTCTTTGCAGCTTTTCTTCTAGATTCTTTTCCTATTGTCGCTTTCCATTCTGGATTATTCATTATCTCTTTATTTTTATCTACGATTTTTCTAGTCTTTTCTTTACCAGTTGTTTCTTTCCATTCTAAATCATTTTGAGTATTTGATATTTTTCTAGCTTTTTCTTTACCTACTGTAGCTACCCATTCTGGATTATTTTGAGCATCTGAAATCTTTTTTCCTACTTCTTTTCTTCGTTCCTCAGGTAAAATATACCCACCATCTAAACCATTCTCAACTATAAGATTGGCCCATTCACCAGATTCGACAATATCAAATATTTCTGAAAAAGATATAGCAAATGACTGTATTTCTTCTTTATCGTAAAACCAGTCAGAAATCCACTCTGTAACAACATGCTTTCTTCCATGCTTTCCAATATGATTATACCATCTAGTTCCAGAGCCTTTATATTTTTCTATATCCTTACGAATAGACTTACCAAAATAGCGTAGTCCAGTCATTGAGTGACGTTTTACATATAGTCTTGTTGGAGTATAAATATTCATGCTGATACAGTCCTTTTGTATTAGAATCCATGGATCCGGCAAGATCGCGATGGATGTTTATTGATTATATCTATACTTATACCAAATTCGTCTAAATAGTCAATCTTATAAATATATACAGAAAATCAAAGAATTTCAATCCATGACGTTTTCATGGGTTTCACTATAATAATTTAGGAGATATTAATGGCGTATGCTATTTCACCTTCAGTTACTGTTACAGAAAAGGATCTGACAAACGTTGTTCCAGCCGTTGCTACAACAGCCGGTGCGTTTGCAGGATATTTTCAGTGGGGTCCAGTACTAGAAGTTAGACGAATTGACTCAGAGAAGACTCTTGTAAGCACGTTTTTTAAGCCAAATACCGATACATACGGTTCATTTTATTCTGCTGCTAACTTCTTATCTTACGGTAATAACCTACAAGTAGTTCGCACTGTTGGTGCTGCTGCTAGAAACGCTGGCGCAACTGGAACTGCTGTTAAAATTGATAACGAAGTAGATTATACTACTAACTATTCATCCGGTCAAGGTGCTGTTGGTACATGGGCTGCTAAGTATCCAGGTACATTAGGTAACTCATTAAAAGTATCTATCGCCGATTCAGCTTCTTTTGCAGCTTGGGCTTATAAAGATCTATTTACATCAGCTCCTGGTACTTCAAGTGCTGCAGCTGCAATGGGCGGATCATTAGACGAAGTTCACATTGTAGTTATCGATGAAGATGGTTTATTCAGTGGTGTTCAAGGCGAAGTTCTTGAAACATTTGCATTTGCCTCTAAAGCAAACGATCTCAAAAATAACGACGGTACACGTAGCTACTACGCTGATATCATCAATACATCATCCAAGTATATCTGGTGGATGGATCATCCAGCTACTATGACTGATTGGGGTACTTCTGCATCTGCTAACGCTTTTGTTACATTGACAACAGCTGAAACTGTATCATTAACAGGTGGTGTTAATGCAGCTCCTTCTGATGCTGAACTAATCGCCGGCTACGACATTTTTGCTAATGACGAACAGTATGATATTTCATTAATTTTTGCTGGTGACTCATCAGTTAACGTTGGTGAATATTTAATCTCAAACATTGCTGAAACACGCCGTGATTGTGTAGCATTTATTAGCCCTAAATTGACAGACGTAGTTAATAACGTTGGTCAAGAAGCTACTGATATTCTTACAACACGTAATTTATATCCATCAAGCTCATATGCTGTAATGGATTCTGGTTACAAATATCAATACGACCGTTATAACGATGTTTATCGTTGGATTCCATTGAACGGTGATATCGCCGGTTTATGTGCACGTACTGATAATACAACTGATCCTTGGTTCTCACCTGCTGGTTTCAACCGCGGTCAGATCAAGAACGTAGTTAAGTTGGCGTATAGCCCACGTAGAACTGACCGTGATGCATTATATAACGCTGGTGTTAACCCTGTTGTTAGCTTCCCAGGTCAAGGTACTGTATTGTTCGGTGATAAGACATTGTTATCTAAGCCATCTGCTTTCGATCGTATTAACGTACGTCGTCTGTTTATTGTTTTAGAAAAAGCAATCGCTACATCTTCTAAGTATCAGCTATTTGAAATCAACGATATTTTCACAAGAGCGCAGTTTAAAAACCTAGTTGAACCATTCCTCCGTGACGTTCAAGGTCGCCGCGGTGTTGAGAACTTCTTGGTAGTTTGCGATGAAACTAATAATACTGGTGAAGTTATTAGCCAGAACAGATTCGTTGGTGATATTTACATCCAACCTGCTTATAGCATTAATTTTGTGCAACTTAATTTTATCGCAAGTAAATCTGGTGTAGCATTCCAAGTTACTGGAGCTTAATGTTTCTTGAGACTCATGTTGAAGTAACCATATCAAATAATGCTAAGTATTATGCATCTAAAGGATATGGTTACCTGAAGCAGAGAAGTAAAGTTATGGTAAAAGTTGAAGATTTGCCAACTAAAAGCCATAGGCATGTGTTTACACGATGTGATTGTTGTAGCAAAGAATGGTTTGCATGTTATGCTAATATGTATAATAAAGAAACTCATCGTTGTTTTAGTTGCAATAGAAAATATGTTGGTGAAATAATGAATACTACAAAAATTATTTCATCTAATAGTAATAGAATTGGTGAAAATCACCCTAGATTTAATCCTAATAAACCTGAATTTAAGGAATATTGGAGACAGGTAAAAGTTGAAACTGATAAAAATAATTTATCTTTATTAGAAAATTCTAGTAAAAGAGGTAAAGCTGGTGTAAATGGTGCATATCATTTAGATCACATTATATCAGTTAAATATGGGTTTGATAATAATATCTCACCAATTATTATAGGTTCTAAAGAAAATTTAAGGTTTATTTCTTGGGAAGAAAACTATAAAAAGAGAGCAAAAAATGGGATGGCTTTAGGTACCCTTTTTGCATTAATAGAAATTAGTAACTGCGCTACCGCTTCTGGCGCTTAATATAAATATAGAATAATAAAGGAATAATCGTATGTCTATTCAAACATTTAAGAGCCAATTAGCCGGTGGTGGTGTTCGTGCTAACCAATTTAGGGTTATCATGACTTTCCCTAACTATGTGCCAACTGGTCCTCTTGCATCTTTAAAAGCTGGTTTCCTGGTAACGGCAGCATCGTTACCAGCTTCTACGCTTGGTACAACTCCTGTTTACTACCGCGGACGTGAAGTTAAGTACTCTGGTGAGCGTCGTTTTGCTCCATGGCAAGTTACTGTATTAAACGATACAGATTTCGTTATCCGTAATGCCTTAGAAATTTGGCAACAAGGTATTAGCGAAAATGCAACAAATAAAGGTCGCGTTATTGCAAGTCAATATCAAGCTACCGCAATCGTACAACAGCTAGATCGTAACGATAATATTCTTAAGCAATATGAATTTATCGATATCTATCCATCTGTAATTGGTGATATTCCATTGGATTATTCAACTAATGACGTACTTGAAACATTCCCAGTGACATTTGACTACTCATACTGGACTGCTGACATTCTTAGTACTGTTGGTTCAATCGGTCTTGGTGTTGGCGTATTGGCAGGAAATATTCCTACTACTGGCGCTTAATTTTATTATTCTATAGGATGTAAATTTTGGAACTATTTGGATTTGAGTTTAAGAGAAAGAAAGCAGAAGACGGGACTAAAAACCAGTCTTTTGCTGTTCCGCAAACTGATGATGGTACTGCAACTATTCAAACTTCCGGTGCTTCCGGGGGTCTCTTTGCATCTGTTGTGGATATGGAAGGCTCAGTTAAAACTGAAGCTGATTTAATTAAGCGATACAGAGATATTGCGTCATATCCAGATTGCGATATGGCAATTGAGGATATTGTATCTGAATCCATTGCTGCTCAAGATGATGAAAAAGTCGTTACTTTAAATCAGGATGATGTTAAATTGTCCGATAGCATCAAAAAGAAAATCTCCGAAGAGTTTGATGAAGTTCTTCAGCTATTAGATTTTAATACCAGAGGTCATGATATTTACCGTAGATGGTATATTGATGGTCGTTTGTATTATCATAAAATTGTTGATATTAATGCTCCCAAAAGAGGTATTACAGAATTAAGATATATTGACCCACGTAAGATTAAAAAAGTACGTGAAGTTAAAAAAGAAATTGGTAGGAATGGTGTACAGATTGTAAAAGATATCGAAGAGTATTTTGTATTCTCCGAAAGAGGAATTACTCCAGGAACAGCTGGAAATCCAAATTTACAAACAGCCGATTTTAGTACTAAGGGTATTAAATTATCCACAGACAGTATTACCTATGTAACGTCAGGGTTAATTGACTTAGATCGTAACGTAGTATTAAGCTACTTGCATAAAGCTATTAAGCCAGTAAATCAACTTCGTATGATGGAAGATGCATTAGTTATCTATCGTATGTCTAGAGCACCTGAACGTAGAATTTTCTACATCGACACTGGTAGATTACCTCCACAAAAAGCTGAACAGTATGTTAAAGACATTATGGTTCGCTATCGCAATAAGATTGTGTATGATGCACAGACCGGTGAAGTAAGAGACGATCGCAAGTATATGTCTATGCTTGAAGATTTTTGGATGCCAAGATCTGAAGGTGGTAAGGGAACTGAGATTGATACACTACCTGGTGCAGAAAATTTAAGTCAGATTGATGATATTATATATTTTCAAAAGAAATTATACCAATCATTAAACGTACCTATTACCCGTTTAAATCCAGATCAATCGATGCAAATCTTTGGTCGTGCATCTGAAGTATCTAGAGACGAACTCAAGTTTTCTAAGTTTATTTCCAGATTGCGTAAGCGTTTTTCAGAGCTATTTAGCGATTTATTAAAGACTAATTTAATTCTTAAAGGTGTTATTACTGAAGAGGATTGGGCTGATATCGAATCTAAGCTTCGTTATAACTTTATGCAAGATGAGTATTACTCTGAAATTAAAGAAACAGAAATTCTTCGTAATCGTATTGATATGCTAAATCAGATTCAACCATATGTTGGTGTATTTTTCAGCCAAGAGTATGTACAGAAAAAAGTATTACGTATGTCTGATGAAGATATTGAAGAAACTAAAGAACAAATTGCAGAGGAAGAGCCATTAGTTCTTCCGGGACAAGAACCTGCTACTGAACCTGGTCAAGACCAAGAGCAAGGGCAAGTAGATCAAGAGCCAATGGGTACCGAACGCCCAGCTCCTAAACCATAAGGAAAATGAACATGGATGAAATTAAAGATTTGATTGACCAACTGGTCGACGGTAATACAGAACAAGCTCAACAAGCTTTCGATGCAGCTATTGGCGTTAAAGTAGTAGATGCCTTAGACTCTCTTAAGATAGATGTAGCTCAGAATTTGTATAAATAATAGATACGTAATTTTCAAGGAAACGATTAAAGATGTCAATTAAATTAGAACACCGTGTATATACTAAAGGTGATAAAACCGCTCTTCTATCTATCTCTGAAAATGCAATATTAACTATTATTAACGATGAATCTAAGATGTGTGAATCTATTAAAGAAGCTCACACTAAACTTCTTACGTTAGGTTACAAAAAAATAGACACTATTGAAGAGGAATTAGACGAAGCTACAAGCCCAACAGCTGGAACTCGTCTAGTTAAAAAATACGGTGAAGATGCACATCGCGCAGAAGTAAGATATAGTCCAGATTGGCAAGAATATTCAGTTCATCACTATAAAGACGGTAAGCATATGGGTGAGGGTCCAGTATCCTATCATGGCGATGATAAAGAAGATGCACATGATACTGCTAAGTCAGAAGCTGCAAAGCGTTCAACTGTTAAAGAAGATACCGATCAATTAGATGAGCTTTCAAAAGCTACTATGAAATCATATCTTGAAAAAGGTATTGTTAAGGGTATGAAAGATGCCCGTGAAGGTAAGGGTGATATCTCTAAAAAAAGAGAAGCTGGTTTGAATAAAGCTATGGCTAAAGTATATACCAAAGAAGATTTAAATGAAGAGTCATCAGATTCTTTGAAAAAGATGTCTAATTACCACTACCACGAAGCAGATTATCATGCTAAAAAAGCTGGTGAATTAGAAAACAATAATCCAAAAAAAGTTCGTCATATTGAAGCTTCTAATAGACATGGTGCAGCAGCAATTCATTACGATAAAGCATCTACTGCCGCTAAAAGAGATCATAAAGAAAAACAAGATTACCATATAGCTCACGCTGAAGAGTATGCCGATGCTGCTGAAGAACATGAACGCACACATAATCTAATGGAAGCATTAGAAGAAGCTCATAAGCTTGGCGATACAGTTATGATTCACAAAGGATCTATGGCTGGAACTAAAGGTACTATTGGTGAGATTCGCCCAGGTATGTTTAAAGGTGCACCAAAAACGTATACAGTTGATTATAGTGAACCAGGTAAAGAGTCACGTCAATCAGTTCAAGTTAAAAAAGAGCATATTAAAGCCATCAAAGAAGATACTGATCAATTAGATGAACTTAAAAAGTCTACACTAGCTTCTTATACACAAAAAGCAGCTTCATCTATGGCTAATGCAGCGTTTGGTCAAGGCCAAGCTTCTGCGCAATATAAAGAGCCTCAAGAAAAAGATGTTAAGTTGTTTTCTAAGCGCTTAAAAGGTATTGGAACAGCTACTACAAAACTTGCTGAAGCTCGTGGTGATGCTGATGAATTGTGGGATAAGGCTGAAGAGCATAAAAAATTAGCAAACGCTAATAAAGATAATAAAGAAAAGTTTCATAGTCATATGTATAAGCATCATGAACTAATCGCTCGATATCATTCTGATTTAGGTCAGCATAGTTCAGCTGAAAGACATGATAAAAAAGCAGATGATCATTATAACAAGGCTGCAGGCTTTGGTGTTGATGAAGCTGTTATCGATCCAAAAGATACTCGCAATCCAGATATTCCTACATATCTCCGTAAACAACAAGGCCAAAAGCCTTTAAGTTACGCTGAAGTTAAAGCTCGTAGCACTAAGAACGTAGATGCATATCGCAAACGCGCCGGTGTTCTAGAAGATACAACTGTAGAAATTTTTCCTGAATTAGCAGCTATTGTTGAAAATAATGCAACATCATCAGTTAAATTTAAAAACGGTGAAACTGCTGAAGTTAAAGCTGAGCATGCAGATGCATTAATTAACCTACATGGTATGTTGTCTGATGAGAATAAACAAAAATTAGCCGAATATGCACATCACTCAGCTGGAAACTTTTCCAAGGTAGTTGATTGGGCATTAACCAAGATTAAATAAAAGGTATATAAATGGCAAAGAGAATTTTAAAGGCTACCCAAAACAGAGCAGTTGTTGCTTTAGTTTTTGATGCAGCTGGTTCAGAAACTATTGATTTACAAGCAGATATTTTTTCAACAGGTCAAGCTGTTGACGGCGCTACTCAATCAGTTGACATTTCAGCAATTTCAATCAGCACTCCATCGGAAACTGGTTTAATAACTATTGCGCGTAATGCAGAATCAGTTTGGGTTGGTCTAGGATCAGAAAACTATGCATTCAATGGTTATACATTAAATAGACAAAATACTTCAGATATCGTTGTAACAGCTGCTACAAAAGGTACTGTTATTTTAGAACTAGCTAAGACTGGTGGCTACACAGCTACTATTCCTAACGTTGGTATTTCAGGGGCTTGGTAATATGTTACTAATTACAGAAGATATTGATCAACCAATTCAAATGCTGGTTGAATCAGAAGGTGATAAAAAGAATCATTACATCACTGGTATTTTTATGCAAGCTGAACAAAAGAATCGCAATGGCCGTATTTATCCACGCTCTATTATGGAACGTGAACTAGCTAGCTATCAAAAGCTAGTTGAAGGTAAGCGCGCCTTAGGAGAATTAAATCACCCTTCTTCTCCAGCAGTTAATCCAGAGCGTGCATCTCATCTAGTTACAGAACTACGATTTGAAGATAATAATGTTATTGGAAAAGCTAAGTTGTTAAGCGCTCCTATGGGCTTAATTGCAAAGAGTCTGATTGAAGATGGTGTTCAACTAGGTGTTTCAACTCGTGGTATGGGTTCAGTAAAAATGAATCGCCAAGGGATTAACGAAGTTCAAAGTGATTTCCGTTTATGTGCTGTAGATATTGTTTCTGATCCATCAGGTCCAGATTGTTGGGTTAATGGTATTATGGAAGGTGTATCTTGGTTATATGACGAAAAAACTGGAATGTATCAAGTAGCTGAAGATATGAAGAATACTATCAAAAAGCTCACTATGAAACAGATTGATGAGCAAAAACTGGATTTATTCAGTACTTTCTTATCAAAATTAGGTTCAAATTAATTGCAAATTCGCATAATAGTTGTCTCAAAAATTCAACTATTATAAATATAAATAAAGATAATTAGGAGATATTAAGTGCCAAGCTTAACCGAAAAAATTCAAGAGATGCTCGAAAAAAGTCGCGCAAATCTAACAACAGAAGCAAACGTCGATGGTGACAAACTAGAAGGTGAACGTCAAGATTTAGGTAACGCTGAAGCTGGTAAGAAAGCTGCCGCTGTTGCTAAGTCTGAGAAGGGTAGTTTTCCTGGTCGTGGAACTTCTGGTGATGCAACACAACCTACACAAGGTGGAGCTGACCAACAAGTCGGTGATACCATTGAAGACTTAGGGTCAGAAGAAGATGGTAAAAAAGCTGCTGCCTCTGCTAAAGATGCTGGTGGTTTAACAGGTAAAGGTGGCCAAGAAGGCGCTGCACCTAACTTCACTACAACTACTGATGGTACTAAAGTTATCAATAAAGCCTCTTCAAAAGGTAACGTTGATGGTGTTAAGCTTGAAGATATCGACCTCGGTCCAATCTTTGGCGATGCTGATCTATCAGAAGAATTTAAAGATAAAGCTGCTTCATTATTTGAAGCAGTTGTAACGGCTCGTGTTAACCACGAATTTGAAGCTCTTCAAGAAGCCTATCAAGCAGAATTGGCTGAAGAAGTTGCTGAAGTTAAAGCTGATTTAGTAGAAAAAATTGATGCATTCTTATCTGAAGTAGTTACTACTTGGGTTGAAGAAAATCAAGTTTCTATCGAAGCTGGTTTACGTACAGAAATTGCTGAAAACTTTATTAACAATCTTAAAGGTTTGTTTAAAGAGTCATACATCGAAGTACCAACAGAAAAATATAATGTTATTGAAGATTTAGAATCACAAGTTCAAGCTCTTCAAGCACAATTGGCTGAACAAGTAGCAACTGCTGCTGATTTAGCTGAGCAAAACGAAGCTCTCCAAAAAGAGCAAGCGTTTGCTGAAGTAACAGAAGGATTAGCTGACACTGAAATCGACAAACTTAAAGCATTAGCTGAAGGTGTTGAGTTTGGTTCAGAAGAATTATTCAAAGAAAAGTTAAGTGTAATTAAGGAAAACTATTTCCCTAAAGCAACAAAAACTTCACCTGAAAAAGTTTTATTCGAACAGACACAAGCTGGTGGCAACTTTGCCGGTGAAAATAGCGGTACGATGAGTAAGTATGTTTCATCTATCTCTAAAATGTCAGTCAAATAATTAAGTTTTATAAATATTAATACTAGTGTACAATAACAAGGAGAAATATTAATGTACCTGAATGAACAACTTCAATCAAAGTGGGCCCCAGTTTTGGAGCACACTGATCTTCCAGAGATCAAAGATTCTTATCGTAAAGCTGTTACTGCTGTTATTCTTGAGAACCAAGAAAAAGCAATGCAAGAACAGATGTTACAAGAAACTGGTAACGTTTCTGGTATTACTGCCGCTGGCACAGATGCAACAGGTTTAGCTAAGTATGACCCAATCCTAATCGGTTTGGTACGTCGTGCATTGCCTAACTTGATGGCTTATGATGTTGCTGGTGTACAACCTATGACTGGTCCTACTGGTCTGATTTTTGCAATGCGTTCACGCTATGCAAACCGTGAAGGTGCTGAGGCTCTCTTCAACGAAGCAGATACAGACTTCTCCGGTACAGGTACACACGCTGGTTCAAATCCAGTTAACGGTACTTACACAACTGGTTTGCCACAAGCTACTGATGCTGCTGAAGCATTAGGTACTTCTGGTGGTGGCGCTTTCGGCGAAATGGCTTTCACAATTGAAAAGACTTCAGTTGTTGCTAAGACACGTGCTTTGAAGGCTGACTACACTGTTGAATTAGCACAAGACTTGAAATCAGTACATGGTCTTGACGCTGAAACAGAATTGTCAAACATCCTTTCAAACGAAATCTTGTTTGAAATGAACCGTGAAATTATCCGTACAATCTACAAAGTAGCTAAGACTGGTGCTGCTGCTGGTACAGTTGCAACTGCTGGTACTTTCGACTTAGACGTTGATGCTAACGGTCGTTGGTCTGTAGAGCGTTTCAAAGGTTTATTGTTCCAACTCGAACGTGAAGCTAACCACATTGCCCAAGACACACGTCGCGGTAAAGGTAACTTCTTCATCGTTTCTTCTGACGTAGCTTCTGCTCTTCAGATGGCTGGTGTTCTTGATTACGCTCCTGCGTTACAATCAATGAGCTCTGGTTTGAACGTTGATGATACAGGTAACACATACGTTGGTAACATTGGCAAGATCAAGGTTTACATCGACCCGTACTCAGCAAACTTGGGAGCTGCTAACCAGTTCGCAGTTGTTGGTTACAAAGGTCAAAGTGCTTACGATGCTGGTATCTTCTACTGCCCATACGTTCCCTTGCAAATGGTTCGCGCAATTGATCCTAACAGCTTCCAGCCAAAAATCGGCTTCAAGACTCGTTACGGTCTCGTAAGCAACCCATTCGTATTCAAGGCCGATGGTTCAGCTGATGGTGATCAAATGACTGCCTCGCGTAATCAATACTTTAGAAAAGTAAACATTGTGAATTTAATGTGATAACTCATTGATTTATATAGAGTTTTTATATAAATCAATAGTCACTGCAACATACTAAGAGGATCTTCGGATCCTCTTTTTAATGGCTAAAATTAATTGATTTATTTTTAGGTTTATAGTAAAATATACCTATATCACATATAAGTATATACATGACTAATAACCAACTAATTGAGCAGTTTTATAAGATTACAGCACCTAACGGTACTAATATCTCTAAGAGACATAAAGAATCTTATTGGAGAAAGTATGGGTATGGTGCGATTTATGATCAAATCATACAAAATACAATGTTTATGTGCAATCAAGATACACTACAGTTAAGTGAGCGTATTGTTGGTTTAAAATCTGGTTTAAATATACATCCTAAATGTATAACCTGTGGTAATCCTGTTATGATTATAGAAAGAGATCATTTCTCTGAATACTGTAGCAAACCTTGTTTTTATAAAGATCCTAATTTTAAGCAGAAGAAAATAGAATCATTCAAGAAGGTTGATAAAGTTGCTGCCAAGACTAAACGCTCTAAGACTATGCTAGAAAAGTATGGTGTTGAGTATAATTCTCAAAGAGCTGAAATAAAAGAAATATTATCGGAATCTAAAATTAAATATAGTAAACCTGATGCGCTTGAAAAATTATTAGATAAAGAGTGGTTATATAAAAATTATATAACAGATAAAAGAACTTTAGTAGATATTGCAGAAGAGCTAGATGTGTTTTATGGTACTGTAGGTGATTATTGTCGTAGTTATGAGTTTCCAATTAGCCAAAGATCTAATTACTCTTTAGAAGAAGTTCAACTAATGAGATTTATTGAAGAGTGTGGATTTGCTTCAGAATCAGATAAAATTGAATTAGATGGTTATGAGATTGATATCTATTTAAAAGACTTAAATTTTGGAATTGAAGTAGATGGGGCTTACTGGCATTCTTATAATAGATTTGAAACTACAAAAGAAAAGAATAAACACTTAAGTAAGACTGTTAAGTGTTTAGAGAAGGGTATTAATTTAATTCATATCTTTGATTTAGAATGGAAAAATAAAAAAGATATTGTTAAATCTATTGTAGCTTCAAAATTAGGTATATCTAATAAAATATATGCTAGAAGCTGTAGTATATTAGAAGTGTCAAAAGAAGATACAAAGAAATTTAATGAGACTAATCATATTCAAGGTCACACAGGTAGCTCTGTAAACTTAGGATTATATTATAACGATCAATTAGTAATGTTAATGACTTTTGGAAAACCAAGATTCAATAAAGGATACCAATGGGAATTAATTAGATTATCTACACTATTAAATAATACTGTTACTGGTGGCGCATCTAAGCTATTTAAACATTTTAACGATAATTATTTACAGATAAATGAGAGTGTTATTTGTTATTCTGATAGAAGATTTGGAGAGGGTAATGTATATAATAAGCTAGGCTTTGAATTTACAAAGAGTACACCTCCAGGATATTATTGGACTAATGGTAACATTATATGGTCAAGAACTAAGTTTCAAAAAGCTAAGTTAAGTAAGCTACTTTCTATATTTGATCCTAAAAAATCAGAAGCTGAAAATATGTTTGATAATAAATACAGGCGTTTATGGGATTGCGGTGTAAACGTTTGGAAATTCACTAAGATCTAGCACTTATAAATATATACATGTACATACAGAATAACACCGATAATACTGAAAAGATTCCAACCACGTTAAATTATTTACGTCCAGCTAGCTTTCGCTTTCAGATTACAGCGCTTCCACGAATCACATTTACTTGCCAAAAAGCTAATATTCCAACTGTTACTATTGGAACAGCTACACAAGTAACTCCTGTATTAGATATCCCGGTATTTGGTGATAAACTGGAATTTGGCGATCTTCAAATTACGTTTATGGTTGCTGAAGATATGTCTAACTATAAAGAAATTTATAATTGGATTATTAAAATAGCTGGTAGTCAAATTTCAAAATACGCTGATGAAGAATTTGTTAGAAACCTAGGTCGTTTTCCTGTAACAGGAAGTACCGCTGAAACTCAAGCAACATATTCAGATGCTACTATGCATATTGTAGATGGATCAAATAATATTATATCTAAGATTAATTATCTAGATGTTGTGCCAGTTAGCTTACAAGCGCTCGATTTTGATATTACTAATACCAGTCAAGAACCATTACTAGCTACAGCTATATTTAAGTATAGAATGTATGAGTTAGAAACCTTATAAATAGTTGTACAAGGAATTTTATTATGAATAAGTTTGATCAGAAGTATATTAATTTAGCAAAAGAATATCAATTACAAAGATCTAATAGAGGTTTAGGTTTAACCACTTCTATTATAGAGGCTGTTGGCTATTGTAATGGAACTATGATAGTTCATACTAAAGCTATGGCTGAAGATATAAAAAGACATTATCCAAAGACTGATGTCAAGGCGTATAATGAGAATATGTTTAAGGGTGTTAATAAGCCAGTATTTTTAGACAACCATTTAGAATTTATTATGATACAAGCTCTATTAGGACGTATTGATGAGCTTGAAAAAGAGGTGAAAAAGAATGAAATTAAGCGAAATCCAAAGTGAATGGGAAGTTGACTCTAAAATAGATAATTTAAATCTAGATGGTGAGTCATTAAAAGTTTCTCGATATCACGCTAAATATCTTAACCTACTATCTAATAGTAAATTGCAACTTAGAAAAGCTGAGTCTGATTACCTACGTCTACATCGTAATAAAGCTCGGTATTATAAAGGCGAGATGTCTAAAGAAGAACTAGAAGAATTAGAGTGGACTCAATATCTAGGACCAAAATTACTGAAGTCTGATGTTGGTAATATGATTGAAACAGATGATGAAGTTATTCGAGTGTTAGATAAAATTGAATATTATAAAACGGTAGTATTTCAACTAGAGCAAATTTTAAAATCATTGGCGTCAAGAAGCTTTGATATTCGTAACTCTATCGAATGGTTAAAGTATACTAACGGATCTCTATGACAGATATAGTTTTACGAAAGAAGAATGAATCATTTTTGCGTGTTGAATGTGAAGCTTCTATAGCTGCAGAGCTTGCTGATAAATTTTGTTTTGAAGTTCCTAATTCGAAATTCCGCCCATTAGTAAAAGCTCGCAAATGGGATGGTCGTATTAGATTATTTACATACATGGCTAAAGAGATTTATGTTGGCCTGGCTTCTGAAATTGAACAGTTTGCAAAAGAAAACGATTACTCTTTTAAAAAAGATTATGTAGTTGACGGTGATAGTATTACTCGTGAACAAGTAAGTGAGTTTATAGATTCATTAGACTTTGCACTTCCAGAAGATGGTCAAGTATACGACTATCAGAAAGAAGGTGTATATCAAGTTCTTTCTAATGATCGTATGCTATTGATATCAGCTACGTCATCAGGAAAAAGTTTAATGATCGGTGCCTTAATTCGTTGGTATCAATCTAAAGGTAAAAGAACTTTAATTATTGTACCTTCTATTAGTTTAGTTAGCCAGATGTATTCAGATTTCGATGAATATTTTAGTCATACTGGATGGAAATCAAAAGATAACTGCCATCAGATTACAGCTGGTATTGAAAAAAATACTGATAAAGATATCACTATTAGTACTTGGCAATCTCTTCAAGAACAAGGTGCTAAGTTCTTTAACGAGTATGATTTTATTGTAGTCGATGAATGTCATGGTGCAAAAGCAAAAGTTATATCAAAAATGCTAGAAAGTGCCACAGACGTTAAGTATCGTATGGGATGTACTGGTTCTCTCGATAAAACCTTAACTCATGAAATGGTGTTAAAAGGTCTATTTGGACCAATATTTGTGGCTAGAACAACACGCGAACTCATTGATAACAATCAAGCTTCTGACTTAGATATTAAAGGTATTATACTACAATATTCAGATGAAGAAAAAAAAGCACTTCTCCCGAAAAAAGACAAAGATGGTATAACTATTGCAAAAGAAAAGCAATATATTAAAGAAATTGATTTCTTAGTAAATCACGAAAGACGTAATAAATTTATTGCTAACCTAGCTGTTAAACAAACTAAAAATACTTTAGTATTGTTCAACTATATTGAGCATGGAAAGCGGATTTTAGAACTTATAAATAGTAAGGTAGCAGAAGGAAGGAAAGTATATTTTGTCGATGGTGATGTTAAAGGTGAGGTTAGAGAAGAGATTCGAAAGCTAGTTTCTCAAGAAGAAGACTCTATCATTGTTGCATCATATAAAGTATACTCAACTGGCGTTAATATTCGTAACTTACATAACATCGTTTTTGCTCATCCTTCAAAATCAGTTATTCGTATTTTACAATCCATTGGCCGTGGATTAAGAAAGAGTAAAGATAAGACTCATTGCACATTGTTTGACATTGGTGATGATTTAAGTTGGAAGAGTAAGAAGAACTATTCACTTCTCCATATGGTAGAACGTATTAAGATTTACGCATCAGAGCAATTTGACTATAAACTAATTAAGGTGGACATCCATGGATGAAGTTGAAGTTAAATTAGACGATCAGTTACCTATGGGTTCTGAAATTGAAATTAAGTTAATTAAGCTAGATAACAATGATGTTATCATAGCCCAGCTATCTGAGAATAGCTACGATGAGTATGAGTTGTTTATGATTGATCCAGTTCACGTTCAAACTCACCAGTTAGTGCACCAAGGTAGAGTTATCGAAACTTATTCTTTAAAGCCATGGATTCCATTATCAGATGAATGTATTCTAGAAGTTCCATATAATAAGATCCTAAATATATCAAGTCCATCTGATAATGTTATCGATCGATATATTGAATTTCTTACTGAAGAAGATAGTGACGAATTTAGCGATGTTTCAGAAATTACTGAACCTGATAATCAGGAAGATATAATAGATGATATGGAAGACGATGAAATTGCTAGTATGTTAGATTTATCTAAACCAACTAAACCTACATTTCACTAATTCTTCACTGCGTTCAGAAACTACGTATCTTAGTTATAGGTAACAATAGAAGCTGTCTCTCTTCTGGATAATTCATTATAACCAGTGTTAGAGAAACCGTCAATTAAAAAGATCGTGTTTTTGCAACAAATTTTAATTTTATTATTTTACATTTTATGGTATAATTGGATATGACTAAAGAAACTAAACCCAAAGCTAAAAAAGTAGTAAACGAATACGTAAACAAGCAAGAGTTTTGGCAAGCTCTATTTGATTACCGTAAAGCATGTGATGACGCTTTGGCTGCTGGAAAAGATAAGCCAATCGTTCCAAACTACATTGGTGATTGCTTTATCAAGATTGCCCAGCATACATCTTACCGTCCAAATTTTATCGGGTATACCTATCGTGAAGAAATGGTATCTGATGGTATTGAGGTTTGTCTTCGAGGTATTCATAATTTTAATCCAGAGAAATCAGACAATCCGTTTGGTTACTTTACTTTAGCTGTTTGGAGAGCATTTCTTCAACGAATCGCTAAAGAGAAAAAAGAGCTAGCTAAAAAGTATCGTTACATCCAAAGCTTGGATGTACATGATTTAGTTACCCAGGAACATGATGCTGGCGAATTTAGTAATCAGTTTGTTGAGTATTTAAAAAGTGAGTTAGACATTAACGTAGACTTTGAACGTGAAATAAACAAACAGCGTAAAGAGCTTAAAGAGTCTGATGATATGATTGTTAAAGCAGTATTGACGTTGGAATTTGGAGAAGAAGATAATGAAAACATTGAAGGAACTGAGGCAGAGCCTAAGTAAAACTGGCACGTATGCAAGCTTTAAGCTTAGCCATGAATCTAAAAACGCTTTATTTGATTATGTAAAATTTGTTGGTATTCCTAATGCAGTAGCTAAGGATCAATATCATGCAACGGTGATCTACTCTCGTAAAGAGATTCCAGATGCATATAGTATGAATGATTCAGAAGAATCATGTGTAGCTTATGCAAAAGAATGGAAAATATTTCCAAGCCAGGAAATGGGGCATTGTTTAGTATTGCTTTTGGATTGCCCAGGTGCTGTAGATCTACACCATCAGTTTATGGAAATGGGTGCAACATATGATTATCCGGAATATTTACCACACATTACTATTGCAACTAACTACACAGATGCTATAATCCCTCAGGTACTCCCGGAATTTTCTCTAAAATTTAATAAATTAGTAGTTGAACCGTTAGATCTTAACTACACATATAAGAAGGCTTAATTATGATTCAAGTGATGGTTGACTTAGAGACAATGTCTCAACGATCGAATGCTGCAATTGCATCTATTGGTGCAGTGAAGTTTGAAAACGGTTTAATTATCGATAAATTCTATTGTACAGTAGATATCAAATCTTGTAAAGAGATTGGATTAAATATTCAAAAAGAAACTGTTGAATGGTGGTCTAAACAGAACCCCGAAGCGTTAGCAGAACTTCGTAAAAACAATATTGACATTAAAGAGGCTTTAGATAACTTCCGTGAATGGTATGGTAAGAAATCTTTATGGACATGGTCTAATGGAGCTGGTTTTGATAATGTGATATTAGAGAACGCTTATAAAGCTATTGGAGAGAATACTCCATGGAAGTTTTACGATAGTCGTTGTTATAGAACAATTAAAGCTATTATTAATATTGAAGAACATGACCGTCAAGGAACTCATCATAATGCTTTAGATGATGCAGTTCACCAGGCAAAGCATCTTATTCGTCTTCTGGATAGTTAATGAAAATAGCACTACTGACAGATACCCACTGGGGTGCTCGAAACGACTCTCCGGTTTTTGATTCGTTCTTTGAAACATTCTATAAAGACGTTTTCTTTCCCTATATTGATAAGCATAATATTAACACTGTAGTACATTTAGGTGATGCTTTTGATAAAAGAAAGTATATTAACTTTCAAACGTTAAAAAATTGCAAACGTTATTTCTTTGATAAGATTAATCAGCGTAATATTGATCTTCACATTATCGCTGGCAATCATGATTGCTTTCATAAAAACACTAATGATGTAAATGCTATTGATTTGCTGTTGACTGAGTATCCTGGAATTAAAACATACTCTACCTTAGATTATGTAGAATTTGATGGTACTAAAATTTTATTGATGCCGTGGATTTGTTCAGATAACTATGATGTTAGTGTAAATGAATTAAAGAATGCTAAAAGTGATATTGTATTTGGTCACTTTGAAATTGCTGGGTTTCCAATGTATAAAGGAACGTCTAACGAACATGGCTTTTCTATGGATTTATTTGATCGGTTTGATATTGTATATTCTGGCCACTTTCATCATCGCTCAACTAATGGTAACATTACCTATCTAGGAACATCATATGAAATTACTTGGTCTGACTATGATGATCTAAAAGGGTTTCATATATTTGATACTGATACTCGTAAGTTGACATTTGTTCCAAATCATCATAGCATGTTTGTAAAGTATCACTATGATGATTCATTTGACCAGGCTGATATCGATTACGAGCAATTTGCCGGGAAGTATGTTAAAATACTAATTATTTCAAAAAGAGATATAGCCGAGTTCGATAAGTTTATGAATCGGGTTCATAAACAGAATCCTATAGATTTAAAAATTATCGAAGATTTTTCTGAATTTGAATCTGATGTAGTAGATGATGATAACATCGACATTGAAGATACAGTAAACATTTTATCTTCATATGTGGATTCTGTTGATACTGATGCTGATAAAGATCGAATTAAAGCCACTCTAAAAAGTTTATACTTAGAAGCACTAAACCAAGAATGATAATTTTTCGTACCGTCCGATGGAAGAACCTGCTAGCGACAGGTAGTCAGTTTACTGAAGTTCAGTTGAACCGTTCGCCCTCTACTTTAATTACTGGGGAAAATGGAGCTGGAAAGTCTACGTTTTTAGAGGCACTGTGTGTTGGTTTATTTGGAAAACCATTTCGTAATATTAATAAACCTCAGCTGGTAAACAGCATTAATAAAAAAGATTGTGTTATTGAGATTGAGTTTGATATTGGAGAGAAAGAATATAAGGTTGTTCGTGGTATCAAGCCTAATATATTTGAAATTTATCTAAATGGTGAATTGCTAAATCAAGATGCAGCAGCTCGTGATTATCAGTTGTATCTAGAGGATCATGTTTTAAAGTTAAACTATAAATCGTTCACTCAAATTGTTATTCTTGGATCCGCATCGTTTGTTCCATTTATGCAATTGCCTCCAGCTCATCGTAGAGAAATTATTGAAGATTTATTAGATATTAATATCTTTTCTTTAATGAATGCGAACCTAAAAGAACGATTATCAGAAATTAAAGATCAAGCTAAGAATATTCAATCTGACCTCTCTATTATTAAGAATAAGGTAGAAGTTCAAGATCGATATGTTAAGACGCTTGAAGCTGATAATCAATCTAAATTAGATGAGATTAACAAAAATATTAGCGAATCTCAAGAAGAAGTTAAAAAAATTCAAGTGGCTGTTGAAGAAATTCAGTTGCAAAAAACTGAATTAGAAGCTACAATATCAGATAAAGAGGTCATATCTGATAAAAATAGGACTGCATCTCAGAATAAGCGCTCTATTGTTTCTAAAATAAACGATATTAAGGAGCAGTTGGAGTTTTATGAAGAGCACGATAATTGCCCAACGTGCAAACAAGAATTAGATTCTTCACACAAAGAGAAACATGTGCAAGAGTTTAACACAAAGATTCAAGAGTTAAACAAGCAGGCTTTTATATTAACAGAAGATATTGAAGTATCTAGTAAAAGGTTAGCTGATATTAGTTCAGTTGAAGTTCAGATTGTTAAGTTGGGTAATAGTATATCAGAATATAGGGGTAAGCATAGTGGGCTTAAGCAATATATTGAGAAGCTTCAAAAAGAATTAGAGGCATCTAAATCAAATGTTAATATTACAGATGAGAAGATAAAACTAAAAGATTTAGCTAGAGATGCTTTAGCTATATCTAAACGCCAGTCAGAGATTAATGAAGACAAATACTATCATGATATTTGCGCAACATTATTAAAAGATGGTGGGATTAAAACAAGAATTATCAAACAGTTTTTACCAGTTATTAATAAACTGATTAATAAATACTTAGCTGAGTTAGATCTATTTATTAGTTTTGAGTTAGACGAAAGCTTTGAAGAGACAATTAAATCTCGTCATCGCGATGATTTTAGTTATGCTTCATTCTCTGAAGGTGAGAAGATGCGAATTGACTTAGCTATTCTGTTTACTTGGAGAAATATTGCACGATTAAAAAATTCAGCGAATACTAATTTATTAATTTGCGACGAAACGTTAGATGGTTCATTAGACTCTACCTCTACAGAAAGTCTAATGAGGATATTTGGTAGTTTAGAAAGTGGAGTAAATCTATTTGTTATTACTCATAGTCCAGATAACTACAGTGATAAATTTAGAAGCAGTATTTGTTTTGAAAAAGTAAATAACTATTCAGTAATTAAAAAAGGATAACATTATGTCAAGAGTGGATGATTTATATGAGGCTGAATACAGCCGAAGCCAGCCAAAGAATGATTTTGGCTTTACAACATTAACAGCGGAAGAGTTTGCAAATTACTCTGGCTTAACTAACAAGAATGATGTAGAATTAACGCTTGAGCAATTACATGACAAGCATAATCGCATTGTTAAAGAGTATCAACGCAAGCTACAGGAAGTGGAAGGTTTGATTCTTCCACTCTTAAATAATTTAAAAGCAAATCCAGAGAAGGAATATATTCTTTGGAAAGATCGTGAGAAACCAATCTCTGATCAAATTAACAGAATTACATCTATTACACGTAGTTCAATTAACGTATCATAAGAGGAATATTATATTATGGAAAAAATTTCTAAACAAGAATTTGATAAAATTAAGACTGAAGAAAATAACGCTATCAATGCGCTAGTTGAAACTCTCGGTCTTAAGGTGAAGCATTTTTATGACCGTGATGCGTGGGGTCCAAATTTAGGTGGATTTGCTGTGGCATATTCCAAACAACCTCGTGACTCATTTGTAGTGTTATCTACTGCAGTATGCTCATCTAAAGAGCGCTACTGTCGTAAAATTGGTAAGTCGCTTGCCGTAAATAACTATCTCCAAGGAAGAGTGATTACCCTCCCAGTTCCAAAATGGATGACAGCATCTGAAGTAATTCATATGTATTTTGCTTATAAGAATTAATAGTTTTAAACGTGAATGTAGTATATAATTGATCTTTATGATGAAGGAAATTGAATGAAAATTAGTAATGATACCCTAACAATTTTAAAGAATTGTGCCTCAATTAATCAAAGTTTATTCTTCCGTGAAGGTAGTAAGATTACTACTATTACTGAAGGTAAGTCAGTATACTTAAATGCAGATGTTGCAGAAAAATTTCCTCGTGATTTTGCTATCTATGAATTAAGTGATCTGATTCAGATTTTATCTTTAGACCCAGAACAAGAAGTTGACTTTAAAGATACTTACCTAACAGTGAGCTCAAATGGCGGTAAGTTTAAATACTTCTATTCATCTGTTGATCTGGTTCCTGCTCCATCAAAAACACCTCCCGCTGAAGGCTTCTACAGTTTTAACTTAAGCTCAAAAGATATTAGTACTATTTTAAGCGCATCGAAGATTGTTGCTGGTACCACTATCTCTATTGTATCTAAAGATGGTAAGGTTAAACTAGTAGTATCTGATCCTAAGAATCCTTCTGGTAATAGCTATAGTAAGAATCTCCCAGAATGTGATCGCGATTTTGATATTCAACTATCATTAGATAACTTTAAAGTAATTTCTGCTGATTACGATGTTCATATCAATGAAAAGAAATTTATCTATATGAAGCACACATCAAAGGAACTTGGTTACTGGTTTGCGGTTTCACCTGATTCTACGATCGGGTAATCATGAATAAAAATGATACTCAATTCCTCTGGACTGAAGCATATCGGCCTAAAACTTTAGCTGATTGTGTATTACCTGCAGCTCAATTAAAGACGTTTAAAGACTTTGTAAAATCTGGAGAAATTCCTAATATGATTTTCTCAGGCCCACCGGGAGTAGGAAAGACTACTGTTGCGAAGGCTTTATGTGAAGAGCTTGGATGTGATAGTATTATCATTAACGGTTCGGAAGAATCTGGTATTGATGTATTGCGGACTAAAATTAAACAGTTTGCGTCGTCAATGTCATTTAATGGTAAGACTAAAGTAGTTATCCTCGATGAGGCTGATTATTTAAATCCTAATAGTACGCAACCTGCTCTTCGTGGCTTTATGGAAGAGTTTAGTAAAAGCTGTCGCTTTATCTTTACTTGCAACTTTAAGAGCA